TTTCTGTAGCTTTTGTAAAATCATCTAAAATTCTTGTTGTACTTTCGTCAAAAGTTTCTTTTGAAAAAAGACCTTTAGCATTTTTGTATTTTTCATTTTCTCCAATACCTGATTGAGTAAAAGTATTTCCTACAGATCCTTTAAATCCTTCAGCAATCTCAGATGGTATGTTTCCAATTGTTTCTGCAAATTTTAAAATTATTCCAGATGCACCAATTGCAGTTTTACCTTCAGGTGTTTTCATCAAAGATATTTGTTCTTTAAGAGTTTTAGCAGCCATTGCACCATCAGCAACAAGTCTTAAGTTATCTACATAAGCTGAAGAATCTTGTTCAGGGAAGAAAGTTGCATCTACAGTGCTTACTTCTTTCTCAGCACCAGTTTTTGGATCAAAAATAAAAATTTGTGCAGTATCTTTATTTTGGAAGGCTTCATAATATTGACCATTCATAGAAATTGAACCTCTTTGTCTTTTTATTTTACCTCCTGCATCCATAGCCTCTTTTAGCATATCATTTCTCGCTTCAATTATATCTGAATTATAACTTAAAACAGTTGAAGCCCAGTCTCTGTAGGCTTCATCATTTTTCATTTTGACTAATACTTTAGCATCAATTGCAGGGCCTAAAGCATTACCAAATACTTCAGCCACTCCAGCAAAACCACCTTGCATAGTTTTACCTGATAATAATCCAGCAGCTAATTTCATTAAGAAAATTCTTTGTGGATCCATTTGAGTGTTTCTAGGATCTGCTCTTAAAAATTGTGTCATATCAATTGTACTTGCTGCTTTTTTTGCTTCCCTAATTTCTGGATCCTCAATATTATTAGGATCTAATTGTGTGCCATCTCCACTAGCAAATTCTTCTGAAATACCCTCTTTCTTTACAATTGGTTTATTGTTTTTATTTATTGTTTCTACTGTTTTTTCTTCTTTAACAAATTTAGGATGATTTGCATCATTTGCTTTGTTTGGAACTTGTGCATAAAGTTCGTCATTTTTAATAATTGCATCTACGTCATTAGCTTCTATTTCACCATCAGTAATAGCTATTGCTAGATTTGTTGCCTTATTGATATCTCCCATATTTTTTTGAACCATTAAAGCATTTCTTAATTCCTCAATTGCTTTAGCTCTTTCAAATAAATCATTTCTAGCAGTTGATTCGTACTGCATTGAATCATCTGGACTCATGTCAGCAGTAGCTTGATTCATCTCTATTTGTTTATCTTTATTTTTTACTTTTTTAACTAATTCATCTACATCTTGAAAGTATCTTCCGTACTCTTTTGAATTGTCTATATAGCCTCTCATCTCTGCAGCAACTCTTTGTTCATAAGATTTAGAACCCGGAGGACCTTCTGGGGTTTTATCTAAACCACCTGCAACAAGACTTCTTGCTGAGCCTGCACCAATAACCATTTTTCCAACATCACTGGATACCATTGGTCTTCCTCCCCCGAAGGAAAGATCTCTATTAAATATGTCCATAGCTTTTTTTTCAGAAATATTATTTGCTCTTGCGTAATCTTTGACTAATTTAGATTCATCAATATATGCTTTAGCACCACCTGTTGCAGCTAACGCTCCACCAATCCCAATAGCTCCAATTGGATTAGAAGTACCTAATCTCATACCACTCCCTAACATTCTTGCAAGTGTTTGAGAAGTTTTACCTTTACCTAATGCTAGAGGTATTGAAGCTAACTCACCAGCAGCAGCTGTTTTTAAAATTGGATCTGGTATTCCAGCCATTTCTGCGCCTGCATATAGTGCAGTTAAACCAGTCAAACCTTTTGCAAACTTTGCAGTACCTGCTTTAATTTTACCTTTTCCATAACCTGTAATGTATGAACCAGATGTTTTATCGTAAGCGAATGATTTACCTTTAGGTCCTTGAAATTGAAGTGGGAATTTAGAATACTGTGATTGTGATAAAAACTCGGGTCCTTGTATTTGTCCAGGACCTTGAAAGATTCCAATCCTTGCTCTAATAGGTTTAAGAACACCTTTACGAAGTGCTTCCCTTCTAAACATAGGTCTGTTTAAAACTTTGTTTAAAGACATTAAACCCCTGTTTGTTGTTTGTTAGGTGAGAATGCTGAAAACGCTCCTATACCAGTGCCAACAGCTTGTGCAAAAGGACTAGTGCTTGGTCCCGTTCCCATAGTTACACCTGATTGTGTTTTAGGTCCTGCTGCATACAAGTTAGCTAAGAACTCAGCTCTTTGGTATGGTTCATATTGTTGTTGTAATGTTGATTGTCTTTGTGCATCTAAAGTGGTTTGAGCTAATTGTCTTTGTAACCCTCCAGCAGCCATCAACTGATTTATGTCTGCTTGTGCCATATTTTGTTGTTGTCCACCTAATGATCCTAATTGTTGTCCTGCAGCCAAACCAACTTGTTGTTGTCTTTGAGCTGCGCCTAACGCAGTTTGAAATCCGGTAGATAACGATTGACCAATGTTTGATAATGTTCTTCCTTGAAGCTCAGCTTGTTGAACACCTTCTCTACCACCACCAAAGGCACCTGCTCCAATAGCTGTAGAACTTAATTTATTTTGCATCATCTGTCCTTGTCTTGCAATCTCATCCGTTACATATTGTTGATAAGGATTTAAGTATTGATTTATTTGTTGTTGTCCAATAGGAGCTGCTGCACCTATAATTTGTCCAATACCTGCACCAACTGTTCCAGCTCCAACACCTGTTGTTCCAGCCGATTTGATTCCTTGTTTTTCTAACGTATCTAATTGTTGAACTTTAATATCAGGTAAATTTATTGGCTTATTTGCAATATTTCGAGCGATATCCATTAACTCCAGTTTTCTTTCCTCTATACCAGGTGCTTCTCTTTGAAAATAAGTTTGTGAAGTTGGTGTAGGAGTTGATTTAGGCCTCATGAATCCCATAGTGCTATATCCATTTCTCTAGTTGAACGTGTTTCTTTTTCCAGCCCCATTTTTTGGAAACTTTTTCCCAACCAGGTCTGGCCATAATATTTAATTTTTTGCAATCATTTAATTTTGCAAAGTTTGTAATTTCATTAACAATATTATCTTCCCATAATTCTCTTCTTTTTCCTGTGCAAATTAGTATTTCATATTGTTTATAATTAGGGTGCTCTTGAATTTGTCCAATACAAATACCAAAAACTTTATTTTCTTCTAATTCATCAGAACCAAACATTACCCAAAGTTGCATTGTGTTTGCTTTCAATTCATCATAAAAGTAAGAAGAGTCAGCCCACTTTCCTGAAAAAGCTAAAGCTTCAGCTACCATAAATTCTGCTAAAGGCCAAAATTTTTCAATATCTTTTGGCTCTATTGGTAATACACTTACAAGTGGTTTAATTCGTTTTTTGCTTGCTGTTGCCATTTGCCTCCTTCAATAAATCAAATACTCTTTTATATCTTTTTTGTTGTTCATAAAAGTAGGCAGCACCTTTCTGTCTCATGTCTTTCATGCTATTTGGATTAGCACCTGCAATGATTCCTGCGCCTAACACACCATCTGCTCTCGTTACAAACTCTCCATCTGCTAATTGAGCTAACATCGTGTCTTCGTCTTTATCACCAACTCCTGCTCCGTCCTCAACATATCCTAATGCTCTAACATAATTGTTAGAATCTTTTTCATCGTGAGTTGTTTTAGATGGTAAATAATTTATACCACCCTCATTAAATTTTTTAATTTGTGCTAAGCCACCAGTTTTTAATCTTACTTTGTTCATCGACATTCCTGGATCATTTGGGTTTTGTTCTGGCACATAAACTTTTTTATATTCTTTTTCTTCTCCTGTTGTAGGATCTATGTAGGAGAAACTTCTATTCTCTCTTGTTGTTAGATAATTTTTATTATAGCCAGGAACATAAACATCCGTAGGTGCTGAATCGAATCCACCTAATAGATAAGGTATCCCTCCTGCAGCTAATGCAACTTTCATTGGATCATAAGCTCCACCAGGTTCTTTTCTTATTAAATCTAATAAGCTACCGCCTTTAGCTGGATCAACTTTATTTGGAAAATTTCTAATTGCATCGGAAGCAAAAGTTGCTTCACCGGTTGCGTTCATACCTGGAATTGAAGTTTTTGTTGGTGACATTCCTGGGATCATTCCACTTAAAGATTGACCAAAAGATGATTGCCCAAAGGTTGGAACAGTCGTACCAAATCCAGCACCTTTCGCAAAACCACCCATTTGTCCTAAATTGTATCCACCATATGCTCCAATACCACCGTGAATTAAAGAACCAAGACCACTTATTCCTTGTTCTCTTGCTCCTCGGTATCCTTGAACTCCTCCATATGCTGCTAATGCGTACGGTATTAATGCTAGTGGATTCATATATTATAAATTCTCCTATTTAAGACTTTAAGTTTTCAATATTACCATTTTACTTAGGTATTATCAACTCATCGGCAAAACATCCTTTATACTGATGCTCCCCAATATGCATAATTGGATCATCAATAAAGGCATAGCACTTACCCCCTATGTCTTTCCATAGTTTACAAAAACTAAAATCTTCGCCTAAATATGTCTTTGTTTCAGGGTCGTGAATGCAATCAAAAAAGTTCCACATATGGGGTCTGTTTACATACTCACCGTTTATAATTGTTTTTTGAACTATCTCTTTATCTGGATAATGTTTAATCATTTTATCAAACACTTTTCTTTTAATAAGCATGCACCCTGTTGGGCTATGAGTTACTTCTATAACACCTCTATTTACAACAATATCATTAGTATCTTCTACTCTCATTGGATAACTATTGGTAAATTTATGAATATCAGAAGGTTTCTTTACCTCACCTTTTTTTATTGCATCAAAAGCTTTATCCCAATTAAATGTTTTAATTGGGTATGGAATTGAAATAATGTCTTTGTCTCTGTCTATCATTTTAAAAATAGATTCTGCATTCATTAATATATCTGAATCAACAAATAACATGTGAGTCATTCCAGATTCTATAAAGCCTGATACACACAAATTTCTTCCTTGTGTAACTAGAGATGATTTAAGTAATTGAAATTGAATATCAATTTTTTTCTCCATGCATATTTTTTGTAATTTTAATAATCCTTGTGTGTAATGTATAGAACAATCACTGTGGACAGGTGTAGCAACAAATAAAGATATTTTACTTTTCCGTTGTCCGGTGTTGTTTATCCATATTGGTTTAATACGTTTTTCGTATTCTGTTAGTTCAGTTTCTTTTTGATTTGATGGTGCCACTTTAACATCTTTTAAAGTTTGATAAGTGTCTTCGTTAATATATGTTTTATTTTCTTCCACTTAAAGCTCCACGTAAAAAGCTTTCCCATTCTAATCCTTTTTTTGTCCAATTATAAAATCGTTTATAAAATTTTTGCTGTTCCTCAAGATGCTCTTGTATATATGGTTCATGTAAATATAATGCAGCAACATTAATAGCAGCAGCTGTATCATTTGCCATTCTTTCATTGTCTGAATCATAATTAACGTATACAGGCCACTCAGCACAAGTCTCATATAATGCACCAAAATTATTAGTTATCACATGAACACCTGCAGCTAACGCTTCTAACGCGGAAGCACAAAATGTTTCTTCAAAATTACTAGGGTAAACATATAAATCATAATCTGTAATGTGTTCTAAAATATATTCATTAGGTTTATATCCAATATAATTTACATTTGGCATTTGTTTTGCTTGGTCATATAATGGTTCAAAATCTTTTTCATTTCTACTAGAGAAAGCATCTCCATATACTTGAGAAGAACTGTAGACATCTAAAGTGATGTTGGGGTTTTTAACTAATTGCATAGCAGCCAATAACACATTCAATCCTCTCCAGGGAGTATTGTGGTGTAATATTTTTATTGGATCACCCTTCTTGTAAACTTTTCTTTTTGGAAAATTATTAATACCGTTTTTGATGACTACACATTTTTCAGTGGGTATATTAAAAAAGTATCTAAACTTTTCGTAGTTCCAATGACTATTGAATACATACCAATCATATTCATTATGCCTTGTCTTATCTCTAAAAAAAGGTTGAAGATTGTTTTGATCCCAAGAATTTTTCTGCCAAAGAATATTTAATTTGTTTGGATCAATAGGAACCTTGCCTGGAATAGAAGTACATATTTGTACTTGATCAAGTAATTCTTTTGGCACGTGCTTTTCCAGTAATTCAAACTGTAGCTCAGTGGCTCCTCTGGGTTCCATTATTCCTTGGTTTTAGCACCCATAGAAACTTTTGTCACCTTTATTTCAAGGTCTTGTCGAAAATCATCCACAGTAGTATCAGTATTGGGATCAGCAACATCAGCATCAAAATCAGCTTTGGTAGCATAGACCTGTCCTGTTTTTTTGTGTTTAATAATTTCTTTTGCTTCCGCAGGTATTTTTATTACATCGCTCATTGTTTTCTTCCTTGTTTATTGTATTGTTTATAATCTCTTTTTTCATTTTTGTTAAGCCTTTTTTTATGCCTTCTCGGACGTTTTTTTGGTTTTGCTCTTGGTATAAAGTGAGTAAACTTTTGACGTGCCATTAAAAAAATCCTATGTTAAATGATACTGAAATTCTTTCTCCTTCATCATAATGCGGCAAGACCATATGTTTTAACTGAGAAGGAAATAATATAAATAAATTATCTTTAGGTTGTATTTTAAAAGTTGTAATAAAATCTGTATCATCAGGTAAAAACTGACTTTGATCAGAAAATAAGGTAGCATCATCTCTTAAAATTTCTAACTCTCCACCTTTTTTAGAGCCATTTAAATAATAAATTCCAGAAAAATGACTACCAGGATGTAAATGAATTTTATTAAAATCTCTTTTTTTATTAACATTAATCCAAACATTTAATATTTTAATTTTTTTAGCAAATAATTTGTAATTTGCTAATATTAATTGTTCTGATTTTTTATGAATTTCTCCTAAAATATTTTCGTTTGTAAGATCTTGAGTTTGGAAACCACCATGATTAGATATATCTCTCCCACCGATTTTTTTGTGCAGCTCTAAATCGTGCAAAATAAGATTTTTTAATTTTTCGTTTGGGTAAGTATCAGCAACAATAGAGTTTGTAAAAATTGTATGTCTAACCATTTTCTTGAGATCTGTCTATCAATGCATAACTTATAGCACCTTGTATTTTATTACTACCTGTAGCCGCTGTAACTGTTATGGCATCACCTGCTTCTAAATTTAGACCTTCAGGTGTAGCATTAACTTGTGATTTAGCAGCTAGATCATCTCTAAAAAACTCATACTCTGTGCTTGAATCAGAAGAATCTACTAAATTCATGTTTACTATAATAGCAGATGAAGCATCATTGTTTGCACAGTATACGCTTTTTACAATTATTGTTGCATCACTTGGGCATGTAAGTGCAGTAGTCTTACCTGTGCTTGCTTGTTTAAATCCTTGATTTTTATATTGTATGGTCATGATAAAAAATAATTAAAAGCATTTTGTTCATTTCTAAGTTCTTGTTGATAAGATGTATTTAACTTATCTTGCATGGTTCGTAAAGACTGAGTTACTTGTCTTTGATTTTCTTCTTCATAAACAGGAGTGGGTTCTGGAATTACTATATCTACTCTAGCCATTATTAGTAACCTGAATGTAGTCCGCCTGCTCCACCACTATGTCTTTCAGATCTAGGGGATGATTTTGAAGAGGAAGCCGGAGCTGTATAATTATTTCCTCCACCCATAGCTTTATCTCTTGCTGTAGGCTGCATGTTTGTAATTTTAGGATTAGTTGTAGTTATTTGTCCTTGCATGTCTTTAATTATATCTCTTTGAATAGCTTTCTGTGCTCTATTGTTTCTTAGTATACCTGCAATTCCTTTTACTGAATCTGGTAATAATGAGCCTACTGTAAAAGCTGCTGTAAGAGGATTACTTAAACCCATAAGAGTATTACCTCCTATAACTGATTTCAATACATTACCTTTTAATCCATCTATGCCTAATTTTTTTACAGCAAAATCTGTCACCATTTTTTTACCAACATTGGTTGCTAATTGCTTAACATCTATAGGTGGGGTTTCTTGAGGTAAAAATGTATTTTCAAATGAAAGATCTTCGTTTAGGGGTGAAGCATTTATAGTTGCAATACCACTTTGATTTGATGGTGTATATCCACTAAAATTTGGATTATCCGTTATTGCTCTTTGTTGATCTAAAATTCTTTGTGTTATAGGATCCATTAGCCCCTCATTCCATCTGGTTGTACATCAGCTCTAAAAGTACCGTATCTCCAACTTTGATCTGTCGAAAGATTAGCAACTTTTACACTTGCAAATCTTGATCTTGCACGTGTATCTACTTTATCAGTAGAGCTCGATATTGTAAATGGCCCTAAAGGTGAGCTTGATGCTGTGCTTGTAGGATAATTTCTTAAATTAATAGTAATTTGTGCGTTTCCAACAAGTCTTTTAAAATCAGGTATAAATCTTCTTAAACTCATAAAAAATTCTCCATCGCCTCCTACAGACAAGTCAAAATCTCCAGACTGTATAAATGCAGGTATTGCAGTTTTATTACCTACACTATCTACTTCGTTTACTCCAACCTCATGCGCATAATAAGTAGAAGCACCATTTTTGTTTGTTACTCCTTGAATAACGGGAAATGAAGGTGTTCCTGTGTTATTATATTCTGTTGCATATGGGTTATCAAATAATGTTGAATCATGAAATGTAGTTCTTGCTAAAGATCCTGTAGTCCAAGTATTTTCGGTGTAATTATAAGTTACAACTCTGTCCACTAATTCAGAACCATTTTTTGGATAAAACCAATTAATTTCTTCATAAAGATGATTTAAACCAGCATACACTTGTTCGCCCGCACTGTAATTAATTCCTAAATTACTTCCAGTTTTAGTGAATACAAAGTCTTCAACTAAACAAGGAACAGATTTAACCGTACCATCATAAACAAAAAAGCCTCCTGCTTGTCCCATCCACCACACTCTACCATTAACATAATGAATAGCATGTTGACCAATCAATCCACAATTACTACCTACTTGTCTAATTGAAAAAGTAAATGGCGGTCCAACAAATTGCATTACATACGCAGAAGTGTCCGTTAAAATTAAAATGTAATCTTTACCTTTGGCCGCTCCAACAATTCTTACACCAGAGTCTAATCTAAACGTTCCTGCGGTATTGGTTGAAGTAGGCGTATATTCAGTAAGTGATTCTTGATTAGAAAATCTAATAAACATTTTGTCTTGTGTAGTATCACTGCCAATTGTTGTTTCAGTCCCAAGAACTATTAAATGTCTATCTCTATCTGACACAATAGACATAACAGACCTTGTTGGTGCTCCACTTACGACTGTTGCTCTTGTTGTTAATGCATTTGCATTTGCATTTATAGGATTCCAAGAAAAAGTTTTTCCATTTTTTATTGTTGAAATTAGAACTTGACCAAAGTTATCTAATGACCACGAAGCAGGATCTATAATAACATTACTAGTTGTTGAAGCAGAACCCCATTTTCCTCTACCCCAAGTTCCAGTTCCCCATCCATACCCTGCTGTTGCATTTAATGGCCCTGGCTTTACATAAGGATTTACGGTCGCTGATCCGGTGCCCGTTGTAGCCCCTGATGCAGCAGATGCCATAGTAATTGTAAAACTGTTTACAGAAGAAGTAATTACTTCAAATGTATTTGTTTCAAAATCAGATGCAACGTATCCCGCACCTGTAGGAGGTGTTACTGAAGTAAAAGTAAATAAGTCTGAAACTTCTAATCCGTGCCCTGATTTATTTACCGTTACAGTCGCTGAAGTATTTGTAGTAGTAAATGTACATCCAGTAACAGCTGTATGTAAAGGTGTTATGTCATAGAAAGCACCTTCATAATATATAATTAAAGCTTTGTTTGTTCCTATTGCCGCATATTTTCTACCATCTAAATCAGCCCAAACTAATTGTTCTCTTGCAGCACCAATAAATGTTTTTGCTGTAATTTGTTCCCAACCACCAATTTTTTCAGGAGATCCATACCTAAATCTTACAAAATCTCCATCAGTCCATTGACCTTCAGCTCCTGTCTCAGTGACTTGTTTATTGAATCCTGGTGCTATTTGTATGTTTGTTAAAGGCATATGGTATTATACAATATTATAAGCCACCATTAAAGTCTGGTATCAACCCTCTTGTTTTGGTTTTGTAGCTATTATCTTAGAGTCTTCAAAAGTAATTTTTTTTTTCGTTTCTTCATCAAAATTTTTATTAAATTCAATACAAATATTTACTAGTTTGTTTGAAAAATGTCTTAGAAACTCTTGAGTCAGATGAAGCTTTTTATACTTATTAATAACATTTATTTCATCATCAGAAAAAATTATCTCACACGAACCGTCTTTTTTTTGATCAAATTTCATTTTTTTTCCAAGTAATTCCCCAGTATTGTCTTCCATCCATAAAGTGATCAGTAAATTCACCATCTGCATCAACATAATGTAAAAATGTTTGAAACTGATAATCTCCTGTAAACTCTTCTCTATGATGGGTTAATTTATTTCCAAGATATATAACAGCATCACCATTTTCTAAATCTACTGGTGTATCATTCATATAAATTGGCCATTCTTTATCTCCACTTATTTTAACGGTAACACTGATTTCACAAGGGGGTCTATCTTTATGCTTTAAAAGATTAGAATATTTTGTATAACATCTCCAAAAAGAATATGTTGCTAGTAATTTTTTACCAGTAATTTTTTCCATAAAAGGTTGTTTGCTTAATAACAAAGAATCCATAATAGCGTCTCCATAAAACCTAGTATCCATGTTGTTGTTATTTGTATTGTCAAATTGAGTGATATTAATTTTATGTTTTAATTCACAATAAATAGCTAATAAATTTATTTCATCTTTTGTTAAAAAATTTTCTACTTTTTTATAATCAAAATCTTTTCCTATAACGCCCATGTTACTACTGAATACCTTTCTCCTTTTGTGACAGGAGTCACACAATGTGGAAATAAAAAATTACTTGGCCACACGATCATTCTATTTTTTTTATGTTTTATTTTATACTCTGAATTTACTTTTGGAAATTTAAAAAGTAAATCACCACCTTCAAAATCATCATTTAAAAAATAAATACAGCTTATAGTTCGAGGTGAGGTACCTGCATGATCTACGTGAAATTTATAAAAACCTCCAACAAAATATTTTAAAATTTGAATATCCTGTATTATACATCTGTATGATATATCAAAATTTTTTTGATATTCTTTTATTGCTGATTCAAACAAAAAATATAAATAATTAGTCCAATGAATTGTTGTCATACTTGATTCTTTTAAATTTTCCATAGTCCACGCAAAAGTTTTTCTCATTTCAGTGTCTAATACTTGATTTCTTCCACCTACTTTAGCGGGGTCAAATTCTTTTCTTTCCTTACAAATTCTTATTAAATTTTCTAAAGCCGTTAAAGGCATTACATCATCAAAAACTTTTATATAATTATCTAAATTAGAATTTATTTCCATATTTTTTTATGCCAGTATTTTTTTTTGTAATTACCAATTAAATGTTGAAAAGAAAAAGCCCTACTATCTTGTCTTTCTTTTGCACTTATTTTTTCTATTTTCATTTTCCAAGGTTCTCTTTTGAAAGGAATTACTTGTACATAAGGTGTACCTATCTCTATTGTTGTTTCTAAAGTATGGTATTTATCGCCATTCACTACAATTGGAAAATTTACTTCATCTTTAAATGTATCTGTGTCAACTATTCCAGGTATAATAGAAAATCTATCGTCAGTATTGTTTAAAGGTGGTAAAAACAATGTTGAATATCCTGGTGGAGTTTCAATAATCCAAGGGTTTAAAATTTTGTGAAAAGAAAGTTTTTTATTTTTTTCTACAAGAGGGCATCCTTTTAACTGTAGAGTAGGGTGAAACTCAGGTTGTCCATAATTTAAATTTACTTCATTAGGGAGGTTGGAATATCTATATATTTCATTTCCAGCTACCATTTTAGTTTGTCTTTCACCTTCCACTAAAGTATTATGTTCTATAAAATAATCAATTGGCATTTTCAAAATATACCCAGAAGTAAGAGAGTCTAGAAAAGGAACACAACCTTTTACAGTTTTCATGTCTACGCCATGATTTAATTTTTTAAACCATTCTGGAATGTTTAATTTAGCTGGTGTTGGTAAATATTTTTGATGTGTATCAATATATTTTGGATTAGCCTTAAATTTAATAATATTCTCAAACACGCCTTTTTGTAAACAATTTTATGGAATCTGTAAAGGATGAATATAACTTATAGAATTATCCTGACAATATTTTTCCCATGTAATTGATAGTGGGAGGCTTAAAGAAGCATAATCAAAAGATTGTAAAAAGCCACGGTAATCGTTTGCTTCATTCCAAAATGAGTGATCTTTGTTAACATCCATAAAAGATGTTAAAGATTGTATTACATCTTTATGATATTCCGTAAGGTGAGTTTCACTAAAACTAAAATCAGTAAAATCAATATCAGTAAATGATGCAGTTTCGCCAGAAATATTAATGTTAACTAAATTTTGTTTAATTTTTAAAAAATCAGCATCAGATATTTCTATTGTTGAGTAAGGTGGTATTGTACAATTTTGATTATTTTTTTCAGTGTCGTTACTTGCAATTTTATATAATTGATTTTGTGAATTAACTATTAAATATGCCATGATTACTGTCCTCCATCATCAAAAAAAGCTAAATGACCAACTCCACCAGATGAGCCCGGTTGATTTGGGTTTCCTCCAGCTCCTGGAGCTGCAGTATTTCCACCTGCTAAATAAGCAAAAGTTGGTAAGGCTGAAGTTGATCCTGGAGTTGCACCAGTTGCTCCTGGTGATCCAGGTTGGTTATTACTTCTTGGACTTCCTCCTCCGCCAGCGCCTCCGCCAACTGTAAATAAATTTGTTATGTTTGTGTCACCTCCTGAATTGCCACCTGCTCCAGGTCCACCAGAAGCACCGCCACCATTTCCTATAGCGCCTACTGCATAAGCATAGGTTGTGCTTGCTGCACAGTTTCCAGAGTAAAGAGCAAAACCACCCGAGCCTCCTTGTCCTCCAGGGCCTTGAATAGTAGTTCCTCCACCACCTCCGCCTCCGCCTGATTGTACGTAAGCATAAAATTTTCCTGCATTAGCCGGTGTTGCAACGTTTCCAGAACTTGGTCCAATTGCTAGGAGTCTAGGAAAATAACTTCCATCTCCACCTGCTCCACTTGCGGCAGCTGTAAGTCTCCCCTGAGCATCTACTGTAATATTTGCAGTTGTGTAAGATCCTGCAGTCACTGCAGTGTTAGCTAATTTATCTGCCGTTACTGCGTCATTATTTATTTTTGCTGTTTCAACTGCGCTTGCTGCAATCTGTGTAGTATCGACTTCATTCGATTCAATAGCACCATTATCAATTACTGTATTTCCATTTGAAATAATACCCATAGTTTCTCCTTAAATTTTTTCTAACTTTAATCTAAATTTTTCATTAGATTTGTTGTTGATTAAGTATATATCGTCAGAACCTTCCTGTAAAGTCCAGCTACCTTTAGTTCCGTCAACTATATTACCCGCTGTTTTATGTTCATTATTAAGATGTAAATCTCCTGTATATACGTTTCTCCAAACATTTCCCGAAGCTCCTAAATCATAAGTGTCATTTGCTCCTGGTACAATATTGCCTGCAAAACTGAGATTGGCATTTACATCAATTATGTTAGTTCCATTACTGTAAAGAATTTTGTTACCTTTATCTGTTGTTGCAAATGTAGGACCACTTCCACTAGCTGTTTTAAATTGAACGGTGTGAGCTCCTGAAGTATTGTTAAAAACAATATAAGATTTTTCAATACTGTTAGGCACTGTTACAATTTGATTTCCTGTGATTGTTCCAGATAATTCTATAATTAAATTTCTTGCATCTGAAGATGATGTTGAACCATCCGCTACTAATAAAGCAGTTGTTTGAGCACCACCTGCAATAGATTTATTTACATAACCTTGCATTTGGTTAATAATTTCTAAATTTGTATTTGTTTTAGTTCCCCAAGTACCATCGTTGGCACCTGTAACCATTAGTTCTATTCCAAGATCAGTATATGTTGATGACATGT